TATAGAAAAGATAGGCTGAGTAAAGAAGACGTTACCACCTATCACTTTGTGGCAACCAACTATTAAAAGGAGATATGATGGATAAAAAAACACAAGATGCAATGTTTAGCTCTAAGTCTTTGGAGTGGGCTACGCCTCAGCACTTCTTTGATCAGCTAGAAGAAAGGTTTGGAGAATTTACTCTGGATCCTTGTGCTAACGATTCTAACTACAAGGTAAAGAACCGTTTCACTGAAAAAGAAGATGGCTTGGAACAAGACTGGGGTGGCCATAAGGTATTCATGAACCCGCCCTATGGTCGTGTCATTAAGCACTGGATCAAAAAGGCTTATGAAGAGGGACAGAAGGATGACACCATGGTTGTTGCCCTCATTCCTGCGCGCACCGATACGCGATACTGGCATGACTATGTTATGAAGGCTGATCGCATTTACTTAGTGAAGGGGCGCCTGAAGTTTGGGAATGGCGAAAACAGCGCACCCTTTCCTTCGGCTGTTGTAGTTTTTAGGAAGAGTGAATTAAACTTTCCGTACTTGGGAGTAATGACCACCAAATGAATCGTAAAGAGCGAAGAGCAGCAGAAAGGAAAAGAAAGAAAGGAGATCCGCAGCAAGCCATGGCGGATCGGGTTCACCTCTTTGGAAAACTGCCTGATCAATGTGATGCATGTCAAAAAACATTTGACAAGAAGGATAGAGATATGGTATTCTCATGGAGTGTGGTGGTTAAAGAACAGAACGTTCGGCTCTTTTGCCCAGAATGTATTAAAAAGACACAGGAGGTTTTAAATGATTATACATAAAAATCATCGACATCAAAGGCTTACGCCTGCACAACTACATGATGTGTGGGAGGTAGCCGAGGTGGACGAGATTACACAAGAGGTAGAAAAAACAATGAAATCATTGGGTATGTCTACAGATGAAGTAAAGAAAGCACTACCGACAAAGGAGAACAAAAATGAGTCGTAGAAATATTAATAGAGGACGCGAGCGCCGGGAAGAGTTGCGCGAACGTGCCATTGTCTTAGCTGAAGAACGCGCCAAGCGTACACCAGCGCAACAGTTAGCAGTTTTAGATCGCCGCTTGGGCGAGGGAGAGGGAGCCAAAAAGGAGCGGCAACGCCTGCAGTTTCTGATTGACAACCCGCCAACCCAGAAGTCGAAGAAGGAGAAGAAGAATGGTAAGTCGCCTAAGTAAAGGAGCACTTCAAAAGATTATGGGTGGCAAAGTTAAAGAAGAAACTACGGTTGCTATCCAGTTTTATGGAAACAATTGTGGCTATTGTCACGCACTCAAAGATCACTATGAGGAAGTAGCCGGCGAGTACGAGGACATAATCTTCTTCGCCTTTAATGTACACGATTATCCAGGCGTTGAAGAAGTTCTTAATTTTCGTGGAGTTCCCACGATTTGCTTAATGAAAGTGGGGGGCACAAAACCAAAAATCCGTATCATGCCGGAACCCCCACAACCTCATCATACCACTTGGTATACTGTACCTGAAATTAAATCATTTATTGAAAAGGAGAAATAAGAAATGAATAACAAACTTTATAATGCAGCCATTACTCAATTGCGAGGTAAGGCCATGGAATCATTGGCGCTTATGGATATGCTGCTCAATAACCCGACGCTGGTGCCGGATCATTCTAGTTTAGTAGAAGAGATTACACACCATGCCTGTCGAATTGCGGAGTACGAGGGGGCTATGCAGGCCCTTCAAACTTACGGCCCACCACCACGGGTACCGGTGCCAGCGCCTGCGCCCACACCGGCCGCACCATCGGAGGGCATTCCTGTGGCTGACGAGAAAGATCTCGCCAAGAGGTCTCCCACTTTTAGAAAGGCTCGTAAACGCCAAGCGAAGGCTTCGAAGAAGGAAGAAAAAGAATAATGTTTAATAGATGTTTATCATATGATGATGTATTATTGAAGCCACAATATTCGGAGATTGTTTCGCGAAGCGAAATAAACCTTAGTATGGATTTGGGAAAGGGCGTAAAGCTTCGCCTGCCCCTTCTTGCTTCACCCATGGATACCATTTCTGAAGCGGCGATGGGCGTGGCTCTTCATCGTGCCGGAGGAGCGGCCATTATTCATCGCTACAACACGATTGAAGATCAGTGTCACCAACTTAAGGTGGTAAGCGCTCTGAGCCAAGAAGACAGTTATTTAGAATTGATGGTGGGAGCGGCCGTAGGTGTTTCGGGCGATTATCTCGAAAGAGCGCAAGCCCTCCGTACCCAATTTGTAAAGTTTATATGTATAGATGTTGCCCACGGCCATCACGCCCTCATGAAGAAAGCTTTATATAGCTTACGTAAGATCTTGGGCGAGGGAGTACACATCATGGCCGGCAATGTGGCGACCTTAGAGGCTATCAACGATTTAGCTGATTGGGGGGCCGACAGTGTGCGCTGTAATATCGGAGGAGGCTCCATTTGCTCCACACGCGTACAAACAGGGCACGGAATACCGGGCCTACAAACCATTTTGGATTGTGCGCGCACCGACCGAGACGTAAAGATTATAGCGGACGGCGGCATTAGAACCTCCGGTGACATAGTAAAAGCTTTGGCAGCGGGAGCGGACGCAGTAATGTGTGGCTCGTTATTTGCCGGCACCATCGAAACTCCCGGGAGCGTCTTTGAAGAAATAGACGGAAGCAAATGGAAGCCCTACAGGGGAATGGCCAGCAAGGAGGCTCAGGTTGACTGGCATGGGCGATATAGCTCTTCAGAGGGCGTCTCCACCCGGGTGCCATTTCGGGGCCCAGTGATAGAGATTCTAGAAGACTTAGAGCGCGGCATTAGATCGGGCCTTAGTTATTCTGGCGCTCGCACGCCGATAGAGTTACAAGCTAAAGCAGACTTTATAACTCAAACTTCTTCTGGGTTATCTGAGAGCGGTACTCACATCACAAGTCGGAAGTGGTAAATGAGTAACGATACGGATTATGGGAACATGACTAAGCGTATCGTTTTTACAGAAAATGATCATAGACATGCCCAACTGGTGCTGAAATTAAAGTATTTGCGCTTAACGCAAGCAGCCTTTTTTCGGCACGTCATCACAGGGTTGATAGAGGACGACCCGCGTATTGTAGAATATACGCACGACATATCTTTTAAATCGAAGAACAAAAAGGCAAAATCTCAAAAACTCCAAAAAATTGGCGTTCAAAAATTACGAGATTTCGGTCTTTCCGAGGATGATGTGGAAGATATCTTCGACTTAATCGAAGATGAGGGGCCAGACTTATGAAACATGAAGATGGCTTGTTGGAGTGCTCACGCCGCTGTTTAAAGCACAAAACAGATTGTATAGATAACGAATGTAAGTTCTGGATAGATTATAAAGATGAACAAAATTGTACTTTAATATCTATTTATGAAAACGGCCGAATGACTTTGCGTCAGGTAGCCGAGCGCCTGGGTATCTCTTTTGCGAGAGTAAAACAGATTGAAACTCAGGCGATGGAAAAAATCAAAAAGCGTTGTTTGAATAAAGGCATCACTTTTTAGGGTGTTTATCAAAAACGATCACTAATTACAGATGAGTTTTCATTTTAAGGAGAATTATAATGGCTCGTAAGACACTTTTAAACGAATCGGAAATCCGCCGATTTATGAAATTAGCTAGCATGGGACCTGTTGGCCAGAAGAGAATGGATGAATTTGGCACTGGCGATTACGCAGGTGCCCGCGACGAAGAAGTCGATGTAGAGGCCGCTGTTGATGTGGGCACTCCCGAAGGGGATGTGGCCGTTGAAGACGAGGTGGTCGTGGACGAGCCGATGCCGGAAGATCCCCTAGGGGACGAAGGCGAAGCTCCGGGCGAAGGAATGATGGTTTCTGTGGATGAATTCATGGAAGCTTTTGAGACTGCGCTTGAAGAGGTGACCGGCGAAGAGGTTAGCACGGAAGTGGACCTTGGCGCCGATGAAGAGGCAGCGCTAGAAGGGGGTGATGAACTTGAAGCGGGAATGCCTGAAGCCGAACCCGTTCCTGACGTAGATGTTGGGGTGGTTGAGGATGATGTCGCCATGGGGATGCAGGAGCAGATTATCAACAAGGTAGCTTCTCGGGTCGCAGCGCGTCTTGTGAAAGAAAACCGAAAGGCTCAGATGACTGATGAGCTTACAGAGCGCATTTTTAATCGCTTAACGCAAAAATAAGTGTTGACATAGTTCTTACGACCAGTTATAATATAACCACTAGAGGGAATTCTTCTGGTGGTTATTTTACTTTAGGGAGTTGTTATGGAACATCCGTGGCCTTTTTATGCTCTATTTTTTATATTTGGCTATGTGACGTGTAAAACTTTTTACTTTCTCAATGCCAGCAGAAAAAGCATTGGTCTGTTGCAAACAACGCAAGTGGTAGGACTATTTATTATTACGCGGTCCTTGGAACATTTTCATTATGCCAAGGAATATCGCCTGTCCACAATGAAGCACAACAAAGCTACTGAGCAAAATATAAATGCCTTCCAACTGCAGTTTGAAGACGAAATAAAGTATTTTAAAACTAAGTCGGTGCGACAAATAATTGAAGCCCATGGAAGCTTTTTTGAGCAGGCTGTGGACTTCACCGATTGGGATAGCGCCATGCTCTTTCTAGAAACGAACAGAGCACACGTTAAAGAATTTATCAAAAGGGGTTAGAATGATTAAACGTTTAAAAGAGAAGCTGGATCAAATCTTAGCCGAGGAGGAGCCGAAGCTTGTTGTAATAGATCCAGCATCGCTTGGTGGGCCACCAGAGCCTGACCTGCGCGTTGTCGGGCTTTTCTCGGAAATCGTTGATGAGAAGATTGCAGAAATTATTCACGCAATGCTTTTTATGAGCGAAATGAACAAAGCGGAGAAAGATGAAAAGAGAAAGAAAGACATTGAGTTCTACCTTTCGACTTACGGCGGCTCTGCAGATGACATGTTCGCATTATATGATATGATGAAGCTCATAGAGAAAGACACAGATATCAGCGTCATCGGAATGGGCAAGGTTATGTCTGCTGGTGTATTGATCCTGGCAGGCGGAACCCATGGCAAACGAAAGATTGGTCGTAACTGCCGAGTGATGCTTCATTCTGTCATCGCAGGCAATCAAGGGTCGCTTCATAATTTGATGAACGAGATGGAAGCGATCCAAGACCTGCAAGAAATGTACATAGATCGTTTAGTAGAAGAAACAAAACTTACGAAAAAGCAACTCAAAAAAATGTTAGAACAAAAAGTTAACATCTATTTATCAGCAGAGCAAGCAGTTGAGTATGGCATCGCTGATGAAATTATATGAGGTTATTAAATGTTTGATTTAAATAAGATTCTCCGAGAAGAATACGACAAGAAGAATGCGCGAACGATGACGCAGACTTTAATTGAAATGATTGAAGAGATGATGGATGTCGCTTCGGGGGACGATTACCTCGACTCTCCTTCGCTTAACGAAGCCGAACGCTTCAGTATGACTATCCCCATCCCCAAGCTCAATCCCAACGAAGCATGGGGAGATCCCGATAGCCAATCAAGGAAAGATATCGACAGAATATTCGCGTCTATCACTAGACAAGGTGGCATCAAAGAAAGAATCCAGCATGTTAACAGCTTTGTCGATCCAAAGACAGCCGAGAGAAAAGGTAGAGGCAAAAGGTTTAACGCTATCCTTAATATGATGATGATCATCGAAGCGCTTCAAGCCTGCCTAAATGATTATAGTGAGTCATCCGCCGGGTTCGTATTCGAAGGATTCATGGCTGCCCTTACTGGTGGCCACCAGCATGCGGATCGTGTCGGCGGCACACTGCCTATCGAAGACTTTGTAACTGGTGATAGCGAGAATGTGAGCCTTAAACTTCTAAGCCCAAAAACCGGTATTCATGGAAGCTTTACCAACCTTGTTGATTATTTGTTTTTACGAGGCCGCACCGGGGAGCCTGAAATCAAGTATTTGATTGGGCGCAAAAATTCAGAGGATGGCGATGATGTATCGCAATTAGCTATCTTTGATTTTGTGATTAGTCGCGACAACTTCATGGCTATTATGAGTTCCTCTAAGAAAAATAGAGCGCTTCTCGAACCCTCGGGCGCCGAACTAGGG